CTGATACATCATTGCATCCGCAAAGTTAGCTTGCGTATATGAAGTACCGATCACTCTGAGGAAAGGTAAGTTTCCATCTGTTGTGTCAGATGTACCTTGAGCAATACCAGAAGCACCAATAGAAAGACTTGCAGAAGCTGCTTTCAATCCATTAACAGGAGCTGCAGGAATACCCAATGGAGCACCACCATTGTCAGGTCCAAATAATAGAACCTCAGTGTTGGTACCAAGTAGATCAGCAGTTACAGGAGCTGCAGGGAAACCTGCTCTGTCCTGTGCAGCAGATGGGACATCTTGTGCAACGCAGATAGAAGCACCGTAGATATATGCAGGACGCTCTGCGCTTCCTTGTACTACGAGGCTTGTACGATCATCACGTACACGATCACCTACACGGCGATCAGGAGAAGGAACTGTTAAGTCAAGGCTCTTGTATGAAGCTTTAGCAGCAGCTAGGTTAGATACCTTTGCATAGCCGATAAGTTCAAATGCCTCAACCCCAGGCCATCCAAATACACCTTCATCGTTGTATGAGGATAGACGGTTAATCTGGTTACCTGGCTGAAGAATAGCTCCAGCGGAAGATTTGTAAGTTGCCATTAGTTATACCTCCTTACTCAGATACCGTGAAGGCTGTTGTGATGAAGTCCTTGTTCAAGTTCGCAAAACCAGCATATAGCTGCCATATCAAAATGATGAATCTTGAAAAGTCATCATTATTATTAATTAGAACTTGAGCATTAGGTCCACCAATACCTACACCGATAGCCTGTGGGCCGAAGAATAGACCAGCAGGAGTTGTTTTAGATCCTGCACCGTTTCCATCACCGATATCAGCAGTGATTGATTTAGCAGGGAAGTTTGTAGACTCAAAGAATCTTACTCCTTCAAAGACGAAACCGCTTGGCATGACTGGCTCTCCGCCTACAAACTGGGCTTGGCCAAATTGACCACCAGCGTAGATGGCTTGGTTAGGTTGTCCAGCACCCATGAGAGGAGAACCTTGTCCAGGCATTCCAGGGTAACGAGCAACTTCACGGAAGCCTTGGTCTGCACGTAGATCCTTCATGAATGAAGGGTCAGCGATACATCTGTAGTAGCCGTCTTGGAAGACAGGTACGTGACGCTTACGTAAACTCTTTACAACTTCTAAAAGGTCAGTTTTTACGTTGAACTTGAAGCGCTCAGAAGCATATTCTGTAGCTGTGTAAGCAGTAAGAGTAGTTGAGTTTGTCTTTGCTTTATTATTTGGATAGTAGTATCCACCTTGAGAATCAGAAGACTGGCCTCTTGACTCACTCTTAAAGAGTTCATCAATGAAGACTCTGTCTCTCCAACGACGATAGTCATCTAACAGAGTTAAACTACCGATTGACTGGTGGAACATATTAAGGTTCCCAGTATCAAGCAGCAAACGCTGTGCTGTCATCAAGGTCTCTCTAGCAATCTTGAATGTGCTAGGAAGATTTGTGTTGTTTGGATCGGCTGGTCCTGTGTACTCACGTAGAGATACAAGTACCTTGTCCTTGACAATAGATCTGCTGTTTGCTGTACCTATGGTTTGATCCTGAGTACGCTCACGGCTAGTCTTTGTTCCAGGATTGCCGAAGAATCTGTAGCGGTCTAATTGTACTGTCTGTCCCAATGTGTTATCCCGAAAGTTCTTTATCTTTCGGATCAACATCTTTACCATCGATGTTGTTCAGACTATATCTTCATCCAAAGTGGATGTAGGGCACTCGTGGAAGCATTACTCAGTTTCCTGTCGGCTTCTAGTCGTTGAACCTTCCAACTTGTAGGTTGGCTTGGCTGCTGATTCCCCTTTATTGGTGGGGTTCCAGACAATTCACCCTATTATCTTTTTACTGTTTTCAGTAAAAGGCCCAGATGTCCTCTAAGGCTGTTTGGTAAAGTCATGGACGACTACAGGTTCTGCAGCCATTTCCACGATATACGCAGGATGGGGACGATACAATTCCGCACCGAGAAGTTTCGGGAAATCGTTATCTATAAACATTAGACGTTTTGGTTATACAGCACAGGGCTGTTGATACCTGTGGAATGAATCCACTAGAACTGGAAAATAAATTCCATTATAAAAATTATATCAAAGGTTTATCAATGGACTTATGTAAGCTATACGTCTACTTAAACTTGATTAAAGCCAGAATACTGTGTTGGGGGCATGTAACCATCAGGCTTTCCTATAGCTCCCATCTGTAGTCCAGTTGGTTGCAATGTAGATTGGGATGCAGCCATCTGTCTTTGAGCTTCTTGAGCCACTAATAATGCTTCTAATGCTTTTGCTTCGTCCATTGTTTAAAAAGAATAAAAAAGAGGGGTAGCTTTAGTGCCACCCCTTTTGTTTAATGGATCACTCCATTACAAGTAGCTTCTGACGGAATATCTCAGGATTCTGTTGAGCTGCTGTTAGATACTTCCAAGCATTCTGTGGGTCTCTATCAGATGCAGCACCGAAGTTGTTCCAGAAGTCTGCAGGATTTCCTTTAGCTTGTGGAGCAGGAGGTACAGGCATCTCAGGACGTGTAGGTGCTGGAGCAGCTGCTTGAGCCTGTCTAGGAGCTGTAGGAGCCGCAGGAGCCTGTGTTTGGAACTGCTGACCTACTTGACGACCTTGAGGAGCTTGTGGAGCCTGTGAAACAGGGAAAGGACCATTAGGACCGAAGAACTTAGTTGTATAGTCAGCTAAAATATCAGGATTTGTAAGAATCTTTGTATAAGCCTTATGCTCATCATTCAACTCTTTAAGTAAACCTACACCTTCAACTAACTGAGAATTAGTCTTAACTAAAGCATCTTCAACCTGAGTTGCATATCTGTTAAGAACAGCTGGAGCATCAGCACCAAAATGATCTATAACTTGTAGACTTTCTTCACTTACTCCGTTTGCCCTTAGCTGTTCCGCTGTCAGATCCGTAGACGTTTGGGAAGAGCCGTTGGAGAAGCCCTGGTTGTTGTTGATCCCAGGCATAGAGGTCGGCGCTGCCTGGTTGGCTAATTGGGTTGTTTGCTGGGATGCGTAATTGGCCTGGTCTACTACTGGTGTCTGAGTCGACTGTTGACCCTGGAACGGGAACTGGACTGGAGAACTCAGGAGTCCGACGACCTTGTTGAACGCCTCCTTGTATGGGTTGTCCTGTGGTTGGGGCGCCTGGAATTCCTGGTAGCTTGACGGTGTAGGGGCGTATGTTGGTGCCTGTGTCGCCATCTGCGCTGGCGCTACTGGAGCTGGTGCCACCGCCGCTGGGCTGCTGGCTACCCATTGAGGTGTCGTACCTACTGTTGGGGCTTGTGCCGCTGATTGAGCCACGGGCGCCGCTGGAGCCACGTAGCTGTTCGGCTGGGTCTGGGATACTTGGGGTGCCGATTGGGTCGGCGCTACGGTAGCGTCCTGCATAAGTTACTTCCTTCTGGAGAGATTCTAGTGTTCTATATAAAAATGGGGTGAGATCAAGTCTCGGATCTGCAGCCATCGGTAAGTTCGGTTGCTGCGGATGTGGCGTTCTCATCTCTTGATTGATTAGATCAATAAATGACGAATACGCCCTTTGTACTTCCCCTACCATTCTAAACGGATAACCAGATAGCATTCCTGCAATCTCGTCGTCTGTTTTGGAAGGAAATAAGTACTTCAGTGCTTCTATACTATCAACACCCAATTCTTGAAGGTTTCGAGTGAAGATAGATTGGTTTAATTTATCTTGTGCTGTATCCTCATAAACTGGTCCCATCCACCGCCATAATACGGTTCTATCTCCATCAGGTGCTAAACCTACAACTCCATCTGGGATATCTCCTGTTTCAAGTACTTCATCAACTGCCTTCTGTAGTTTTCTCTCATAATTCATCTTCCCCTTCTCATATTTCTCTACTATCTTTTCGTCATCTAAATTTTCTGGTAGAACTGGATATTTAATTCCAGAAACATAAGCAAGAGACTTCTTGAATATCTGCTCCTCTTGGAAAAGAATTAATTCAAAACACTTACAAATACCATAGGTATAAAGCTGCAAACACTTCTTCTTAGCTGTAGCACTAACACGTCCATAAGCTGATTTAATCTCAGTTGCTGTGACGTTAGTAATACTTAAGTCATCTATACCACCTAAAGCTAGACGTAACTCACTACGTAATTGTTCTGCATATCTAGCTTGGTCGGTACTTACTGCATTAGGAGTGATGAAACCTACACGGTCAGATGGCTCCAAGTTTGCAATAACTCTTGGAACTCTCATACCACTACCTGGCTTACCTATGTAACCAGATGGAGAACGAGTTATAGGATCTTGCTTGAATGTAGAACTTGAAAGGTCAAAGTTTGACTGGAAACCTGATTGGCTAGAAATACTTGGTCTTTGTACAGATTCATCAGGATTACTCTCAACAATATCTTGCTTAGGACGAGAAGATAAAAGAGTTGGATTACCAAAGAAAGATAAGTTAGCTCTAATATTCTTAACCATCTCATCGTGAGCAACGATTTGATTAGCTAACCACTCAAATTCACCTGCACCATCAGTACCGAAAGCATCTGGATTATTAAAGACCTCGACACATGGAATAAATTCCATAGTGTTTTCTACAGTCTTCTTATTCATTACTCCAATATCTGCTACTTCCTGATCAAAACTTATCTCTTGTTCGCTATGTGATTCTTCTATTTCATCAGCGGTAATACGTAAACGCATATAACGCTTATTTGTATTTAAACCAACTGTGCTACTAAATCCTTTCTTTGCACGTACCTTATAGGGATAGATGATGATTACTTCTTCTAAATCACCTTCTGGAGAGTAATAAGATCTATAAGCATCTTTATCAAACCAATAAATTCTGTATGTTTTATTTGTAGGTCGTATATAAAACAACCCTTTACCATACGCTAAAAATCTATCCCAAATTGAATCTAACCTTGCATCTAATTTATTGAACTTAATGACTTGTTGAATAAAATCAAATCTTTGAGTACCTAAATTATCTTGTTGAGGAAAAAATTCGACCCCTTGCCTTATCCCGAACATCTTCATCTGAGAAAGATGTGCGTTAACCAGCATCGTGTCAGCTGGACCCGTTCCGTCACGATCTATAACTGACTTGACGATATCTTGAAGTGCGGATTTACTATTATCACTCATGAGTATTTAGTGATTTGATCTATTGGTCAATGTCATAACCAGCATGGAGACGTCTAAGTGTAATAACGTCATCCTCTACTTCGACTTCAAATCGTTCATTAGGCTGTATAGCCATGTCATGTACAATTTCATCAGTTAGAGGAATTACGGCAGAACCATAAGCATCTTGCTCAAGTTCAATCTTGTAATAACTAGGAGACATTGGAAAGTGGTATTTCTAGTTTAA